AAGCCGAAGCTGCTGAGCACGACGCCCTCGTCGAAGCCATCGTGGCTACTCTCAACTCCATCGAAAAGGTTGAGGGCCTGAAGGCCATCGCTGCTTCGATCGTCAAGGCCGTCGCCTAAGGCCGTCGCCTAAGGCCGTCGCCTAAGGACATCGCCATGCGTCTGCTTCAAGAAGACATCTTCACCAGCCCGCTCTCCGAAATGCGGAAGGGGTCCGACCTCTTCCTCAAGGGCATCATGATGCAGGCGGAGCTGAAGAACGGCAACGGCCGCGTCTACCCGCTCGCTGAGATCGCCAAGGCCGTTGACTCGGCACAAGAGCGCATCAAGAGCGGCCACTACATCCTCGGTGAGCTGAACCACCCTGACACCCTGACCATCAACCTGGCCAACGTTTCTCACTGCATCACCGAATGCTCGATGGACGGCAACAACGCCATCGGCAAGATGAAGCTGTTGAACACCCCAGCCGGCAACATCGCCAAGGGCCTGATCGAAGGTGGCGTCCGTCTCGGCGTCTCCTCACGCGGCACTGGCAACGTGAATGAAGGTGGCGGCGTCTCTGACTTCGCCTTCGTGACCGTCGATATCGTTTCGCAACCATCTGCTCCAGAAGCCTACCCGAACGTCGTTCAGGAAGCCATGGGATCCAAGAAGGTCATGACGCTGGCTGAGGCCGTCGTTCACGACAAGAAGGCACAGCAGTATTTCAAGAAGGAGATCTTCTCTCTTCTCGAAGCCATCCGCAAAGGAAAGTGACCATGAAGTTCCCAATGCTACAAATGCTTGCCGAAGGCAAGAAGAAGAAGGCCGCCATGGATGACATGGACGCTGACATGGAAATGGACATGGAGATCGATACCTCCATGGAACCAGAAGGCAAGTCAGCTGGCGAAAAGAAGGGTGCTCCAAAGGGCATGAAGGCCAAGGGCGATGAGCCAGTCGTCGACAAGGCTGCCGTCCTGAAGTTCCTGAAGGGCTGCGATGCCAAGTACCGCAAGGATGTGGCAGGCAAGCTGGACGCCATGGTTGTTGCTGACGAAGAAGCAGCTGCCAAGAAGAAGTGATGATCACCTTCAAGGAGTTTCTTGCAGAGCTGCAGCGGCGCGAAGACGCCAAGAAACTCGCTCCCGGTGCGCGATAAATACTCGTACCATCAACCCTGAAGGAGAAATCCATGGACCAGAAAGAAGCCCTGAAGTCGATGCTGCAAGACGTGATCAACGACAAGATGGAACAAGCCTCTGTCACGATGCACGACTACTTCGTCGCCAAGACCCGCGAGGTCACTGGCCTCGCACAAGCCCCGGCTGTCGAGGAAGTCGACTCCACCACGGCCGAGTAAGAGCCAAAACGAATACCGGGGTGACGAAAACACTTGGGTTTTCGCCACTTTTCGCGTGAGTTTACTAAATAGGTTCACGTTAGAGTTTCAAGAGGTGGTAACGTCTCTAGAACAAAACTCCAAGCCCGACCATTTGGTCGACCCTTCAATATCAAGGAGAAACGCATGGACGAAATCCTGAAAAAGCTGCTCGAGTCAGAGCTGCTCAGCGAGGAATCGAAGGCCGAGATCTCCCAACAGTGGACCGCATCGGTCGACCAATTCAAGACGCAAGTCCGTGAAGAAGTCTCCAATGAAGTGCGTCTCCAGCTGTCGGAGCAGTGGCTGACTGAGCGCGAAGAACTCGTGAGCAAGGTGGATGCATTCGTTGCAGAAGCCCTGTCCAAGGAGATTTCCGAGCTCAAGGGCGACATCGAACGTTTCCGTGACCTCGAGGCTGAACACGCCGAGAAGCTCGTGGAAGAGAAGCACAAGCTTGCTGCCGAAGTTGCAGCTGAGCTGGACCAGCTGGTTGACAAGATCGACACCTTCTTTGAAATGCGCCTCTCTGCCGAGATGGAAGAGCTCAAGGAAGACCTCGAAGTCGTCAAGCAGAACGAGTTCGGCCGCCGCATGTTCGAAGCATTCGCATCTGAATACGCCAAGTCCTACGTGGACGAGGGCTCCATCCAATCGAAGCTGTCAGTCACCGAGCAGAAGCTGTCAGACGCCGAAAAGCGTCTCGGCGAGCGCGAAGACCAGCTCAACAAGATGGTTCGTGAAGCAAAGATGGACGCCATCCTCGCTCCGCTGACCGGCAAGAAGCGCGAACAAATGGCCATGGTTCTTCGGAACGTGGACACCGACCGCCTCGAAGAGTCCTACAAGTTTTTCATCGGTCGTATCCTGAAGGAAGACGCAGCCCAAGCAGCTGCCGCTCTGACTGAAGGCACTGCTGCCGTGACCCCGACGACTGTCGTGACTGGCGAGCCAGCTGTCACCGATGGTTCCCAAGCAAAGGCAGCCGCGCTCTCTGAGAGCATGGCACACCTGAAGCGCCTCGCAGGTATCAAGTAATCTGCCAACTCTCACCCAAGGAGAAAATCCATGCAACTGATTGAAAACTGGCAAGAGACCAAAGAGGCTCTTCTCGAAGGTCTTACAGGTTCTAAGGCAAAGGTCGTCGACACTCTTCTGGAAAACCAGAAGCGTTACCTGACGGAAAATGCTTTCCCAGCAACCGCCAACCAAGCCGCCGACATCGGCAACTTCCAGAAGATCGCCATCCCGATGATCCGTCGTATCCTCCCAGGTACGATTTCGTCTGACCTCGTTGGCGTTCAGCCAATGTCCGGTCCAGTCGGTCTGGTGTACTCGCTGCGCTTCGCCTTCGCTGAAGCCGCTGACGCAACGGGTCCGAACGTTGTGGCCGCAAACGACATCGCCGCTGGTGATGAAGTCTACGCCGCCTACAACAGCAAGATGAAGCGTTTCTACTCGAGCGCCAACGCCGGCACCACCGGCTACCCGCCTGCTCTGACTGCTGCTACGTCTGACGGCTTCGCCGCTTCGACTGACAACTACGAAGGCTTCGGCGGTAAGTCAATGCGCCTCTCTGTTCTGAAGCAAACCATCACTGCCGGCTCGCGCAAGCTGCAGGCACGTTGGACGATGGAAGCCGCTCAGGACCTGAGCGCACAGCACGGCCTGGACCTCGAGTCCGAGCTGACCGCTGCCCTGTCGGCCCAGATCGCCCACGAAATCGACAACGAAGTTCTGACCGACCTGCTCGCGCTGGCCTCGACGACTTCCACGTACGACTTCGCCGCTCCGCCAGCTGGCTTCGCACCGAACTACCTCGGCGATCGCTATGCCCACCTCGGCATCCTGATCAACAAGATGGCCAACGAAATCGGCGCCAAGACCCGTCGTGGACCTGGCAACTGGCTCGTCGGCGGTCACCTGATCACCTCGATGCTGCAGTCGGCTTCCAAGTCGGTGTTCGCACCTGCCGTTTATGGTTCGTTCAGCGACCCAACCGGCAACAAGATGGTCGGTACCCTCAACGGCCAGATGAAGGTGTTCTCGTACAACTGGGGTCTCGAAGACGCATGGCAGCTGACCGGTTCCGGCGCTGGTGTGGTCAACGCCTCCGGTGACGTCGGCGAAAACGTCCTGATCGGCTACAAGGGCGGTTCTTCAGAACTCGACTCTGGCTACTTCTACTGCCCGTACATCCCTCTGATGTCAACTGGCGTTGTTATGGACGCAAACACGTTCATGCCAGCTGTCAGCCTGATGACTCGCTACGGCAAGGCAACGTTCACCAACACCACCTCGTCGCTCGGCAACTCCGCCGACTACTACGCTCGTATCCTGGTCAAGAATGTCGCCTTCTCATGAGATAAGCGGCTTCGGCCGCTCTCTGTGAGGACATGCACTTCAAAAAGCCCGCTTCGGCGGGCTTTTTCATGCCTGTTTCTTATGAAGCTTTCCAGGCATCCATCCCTCGCCTGGATACTCTCGGCGACATACCGACTTCCCGTCTTTTGTCCACCACTTGCGACCGATTTTAGTGGCGGCGATGCTTGCCTTGTGTGCGCCTGAAAACTATGCGTCCTGCGAAGGTCCCTTTGTTTTGCCTGCTCCATGTTACAATTGGCCATGGCACGTAAAGAAGACCCCACCCTCATCACTGACACGACCGACATCGAGGACGAGACACTCGCCGCGATGATCAATGCCCGTGAGATGCTTCACGGAGAGCAGAAGATCCTGGCTCTCCGACAGGAGTCGCTTCGCAAGCGTAAAGAGAAGATCGTGAAGGAGCTGCAGGCCTACTGCCCTCATGCGGTATCAGAGGAAACCTCCTCGTACTTCTCAGGCTCATATGACGAGGTGGCTCGTACCTTCTACCGTCTGACTTGCAACCACTGCGGCCTGACACTGAAGACCTGGGACAAAGCACACAGCTACTATGGCTGACCTGCAATCAGGTCGCTAGCTCACGCCCTGGTGTTACAATCTACACATGCTCCCACACAAGGAGCAACCATGACTTTGCCATCATCGCCCGACATCAACGCGCTCGACACCGCCGGGTTTGACACCGCTGTGTTCGATGACCTCGACTTCACCCTGTTCGATGCCGACTGGGTTGCCGACAACTATGACATGCACGAGAAGTTCGGGGTGCATGAAGCTGTCGCCAGGCTGGACAACGACAAGCTTCTCAAGTTCGTTGAGTTTCGAATCAACTTCCTTCAAGAAGAGCTCAACGAGGCCAAGGCCGCGCTTGCCAAGCTCGAATTCCTGCAGGACGCGCAGCTGTCCGACGAGGATCACGATGCACAGGTCGTGACCGCTGGTGATGACGTCGTCGACGCCATGATCGACCTGTGCGTGGTCGCCATCGGCACCCTCAACGCCATGAACGTCGACGCCTACGAGGCATGGGACCGGGTTCACGCTGCCAACATGGCGAAGGAAGTTGGCATCAAGGCCACGCGCCCGAACCCGCTGGGCCTGCCCGACCTCATCAAGCCGGCTGGCTGGGTCGGTCCTACACACACCGACAACATCGGCCACTTCAACCGTTTCGTGTCAACTTACGACGAAGATGAAGACGAAACCGAGCTGGGCAAGTTCATCGACACTCTGGAGAATGACGAATGAACCTCGAGGAGTTCCGTGCTCTCGACACCCCTGAAGGGGATCAGAACGCCGCCCGCTGCACCTGGATCGGTCACACCATAATGGGCCAAAGCAACTGGCTGCGGCGCGGCGAGGACCTGACTGGCCCGATTGGCCGCTTCCCCAAGGGTCGCGCCTTCACCCCCGCCGACATTCAGAAAGCTGATGATAAATTGAACCCCCTCGGGGTCGTACCGCACACGGTGCAGGG